ACGCACGTATTCGGCAAAGGCCGTGCGATAGGACATTTCCTCGCCGCCTTGCTGGGCACCGGAAACCGAACCTTCACCGCCGGGGCGGCGCTGGGCACGGGCTTCCTCGATCCGCGCGTCGATCCGCGCCATCGATTCCTGGTGGCGCTTTTCGCGGTTGAACTGGGCTTCGACCTTGTCAAAGTCAGCCATGATCGCATCGTGGCGCTGTTCCAGCTCGGCAGTGCGGCTGTCGTCGGTGTTGGCGCGGATTTCGTCAAGTGCATCCGTCGCCTGCGTGCGAAGCTCGCCGAGCTTCTGCTGCAGTTCAGTAAGGTTCATGTCATCACCTCTGGTTGAGCCCTTTCCCAAGGGGCGCTTCGACGGGCTCCGCTCAATCGCGGGAGGTATCAGGGGCAATGCCCCGGAATCGCTGTTCCATTTTTGCCTTGCGCTCGGCGATCCGCGCGGCGGCCGATCGCGCATTGCGCTCGGCCTGATCGCGCTCGCTGCGGGCCTTGTCGCGGCTGCACAGGCCCAGCTCGGTGTCTTCATAAGCCGGGCTGGCAGTCACCGTCACTTCGCGCAGATCAACCGCGTGGATCGTGCGGCGCGGCGGGGTAACCGTTTCATCCCATTCGTCATGCGTCACGCAGAAGCCAAAGCTCATGCCCTTCAGGTCGCCGCGTTCCACCAGCACCGCCACGTCGCGGCCATCGCTGGTGTCGGGCAGGTCGATCTCGATCGCCAGGCCCTTGTCGTCTTCGTTCAGCCGCAGTGTCCCGGCACTGCGCCGCCCCAGCAGCCGCTCAACTTCGTGGCTGTACAGCGCCAGCGGATCGTTGTTTGCATCGCGCAGCGTGTCGGTAAACGCGCCCGGCGCGATCACTTCCTGCCACATCCCGCCGATATCGGCCGGGGAATTGAACACCGCGGCGTAACCGGCAATCATCTTGCCTTCCACCTTCAGCGGCTGCGTGGCTGCACGCTTTTCGATTTTCGCGGTCATTCCGCCATGCCTCCATTCGCACTTGTCGGAGCCGGGGCTGCAGCCCCCAGCGTATCGATCGGCACCGTGGCGCCCTGCATCATCAGCTTGTCACCGCCAGCCAGCGCCGGATAATTTTCATCAGCCCGCGCTTCGTTCGGCGTCACCAGGCCAGACTGGATCGCCCGGGCCCAGCCTTCCATCCGGGTCTTGAAGTCACCGCGCAGCAGCCCGTCCATTTCCAGCTCGATCGTCTTGCTGTTGGATCGGCGGCCAAAAATCTTCAGGTTCAGCTCCTGTTCGAACTGCTCCACGTGGTGCAGCACCGTGTGCTTGGCAAAGTGCAGATCCTGCTGCTCGGTGTTCGAATAGGTGCCATGGGTCAGATCCTGCAGGAACGTGGGCGGCAACTGGAAAATCCGCGCCACCTGCTCGATGCAGAACCGCTGCAGCTCAACCAGCTGGGATTTTTCGGGATCGGCACCGATCGGCTTTACCTCGATCCCGGTCGGCACGGTCAACGCCTGCCGCGCTTCGGTGGCAGCCTTGCGCACCGCACGGTCAAAATCATCCGCCGCCAGCTTCATCGCAGCCGGCGATTGAAAATTCCCGGTCACCACAAACGGCGGAACCCCGCCATTCGCCAAAAATTTTGCGCCGTACTGCGTGGCGGCCACTGCCAGCCCGATCGCTTCCCGGCCCATGTGGATCGGGCTGCGGTGCGTCAGGCCATCACTGGCCAGCATGAACGGCAGATCGATCACCTCATCGGCGCGGTAGGTAATCAGCTGCCCGTTCGGTGCGGTATATTCGTAAACCTTAGACCAGCCCTTCAGCTTCACAATCGTGCGCAGCGGATCCATCGGCCACAGGTTGATGATCGTCCCGGCCTCGTTCCGCTCGATATAGGTCAGCCCGCGTCCGCCGCTCAGCTTGTTGACGAACAGCTGCTTGCGCCATTCATAGCTGGTCAGCTCATCGTTGACCGCCCCGCTCAGCAGGTTCGCCAGCCCGCCCTTAACTTGGCTGCGGCCTTTCGGCCCGTCGCTGTAGATTTCCAGCGGCAGGCTGGCCATCGTCTCGGCAATGAAATTGATCGCCGCCGCCACCGCCGGAACCGTCAACGCAACCTCGATCGTCACGTTCACGCCCGTCGACGAAGGCTGATAATCGCCCCCGAACAGCACCTGAAACACATTTTCCCGCGCCGGCGGAATAGCCCCCCGCGCCTCAACCCCACGGCTGAACGGATTCCACCAGGCCATCAGGCAGTCACCATCGAAAACTCAGGATCCAGATCCCACGGCGTAGGGGCAGAATTCATGCCCGCCGCCACCGGCCCGGCTTCCAGCATCTGCAGCGCGTTCAGCATGGCGATCAGCGGATCGATCTTGCCCGCCCCTGCCATTTGCTTGCTGATGTACACGTTGCTGCCTTTCAGTTCGGCCCGCGCGTTCGAAACGCACCAGGCCATCAGGGCCGATCCGTCATGCCGCAGCATCCGGTCACCCAGCTTGAATTCCGCTGTCTTGATTGTCCCGGTCAGCCCCACCCCCTGCCGAACCGGCAGGATCGAGCCGCCCCGATCGTTGATCTGGTCATATGTCTGAAAACCCGAAGTCACCAGCGCATCCACCAACGCGCCCATGCCCCACGAATCCAGCCCCACCGCGCCGCGTTCCGGCATCAACCCGCTGTCGCGGATCTTCACCGTCATCGCCGCCACCTGGTCAACCAGCTCCTGCCCGGTTTCAACCAGATACAGCGTGCCCTCGGCCTTGAAGTCGCGCAGCGCCGGCGCAATGTCTTTCCGCCGGTCCAGCGCCACTTCCAGCGCCCATGCCCGGCAACAGGTCAGCCACACCCCGGTATCGCGTTCACGGCCCGCCACCGCCAGCCCGAACAGGTCATCGCGGCCGCCGCCGTCCAGCCCCACCACCACCACTTCACAGCGGGCCAGCAGGTCATCGATCGTCAGCCCCGGCTCAGCCGCGGCTTCCCAATAATCCGCCGCACCCCACCGGTCGCGCCGCAGCCGCAGCCCGATTTCGACGTTCAGGTGCTTGGCAAGAAATATCTGCAACCCTTCGCCTTCACCGGCCAGGGTCTTGTTGAATTCCTTTTCCAGCCACTCCGCGCTCACCGCGCTGCCCAGGCTGGGGTTCGTGATGTACCAGTTATCCGGCTCCAGATAGGCTTCGCTTTCCAGCAGCGCCTCGGGCCACTCATACAACACGCCCAGGCTGGTTCGATCCTCGATCCGCCCATCGCGCACGTCGCGAAAATAGTTCAGCTTGGCCTTGAACACGCCCTGCGGCGGTTCGTCAGAGTGGGTCGTGATCGAAATCAGGAACCCTTCGTTCTTGGTCGCCATGCCGCCAGTCGCTTCGCGCAGCATCGCCTCGGCCTTCGGGTTCTTGCCGAACAGCCACAATTCCTCAACCAGCACAAAGCCGGCCTTCTTGCCGCCCACCACGCCGCTGTCTGCCGCCACCACTTTCAATTCGGCATGGGTAACCCGGTGCCGGATAGTCCGCTGGTGCTCGATCACGTGCAGCAGCTCGGTCAGTTCGGGATCGGCCCGAACCATGCCCGCCGCCGGGCCAAAACTGTTGTTGGCGATTTCCAGCGTCGGCGCCAGGATCAGCAGTTCGGCATAGTGCCGGTAATTCAGGATCAGCGCGGTCAGCATGATGCCCGCCGCGATCATCGATTTGCCGTTCTTCTTGCTGATCAGCAGCATGAACTCGCTGATCAGGCGCGCACCCGTTGCCGGATCCTGCGCGCCAAAGATGGCGCCTACAAAGTCAAATACCCACTGGTCGCAAACCTCGCCCAGCGTGGGATAAGAACCATCATCCTTTTGCGGCAGGTCGGTAACCTGCAGCGCCTTGAAAACCCCCAGCGCTTCCTCGGCCTTGGCCGGAAACAGCGGCGCGATCGGCACCAGGCTTTCGCGCGCCACGATCCGTTCCTGCCAATCCGGGCAGGCGGTAGACCAGATCATGTGATCGCCAGCTCTAGTTGATCAGCCGCGGCGGCGCTTCACGCGGGGCAAACCGCCCCTTGATTTCCGCTGCCTTCAGCTGCTGCTGTTCTTTCTTGCCCAGCACCGGCTTCTTTTCGGCTTTGCCCCGGGCCTTCACCCGTTCGCTCAGGCCTTCCAACCCGGCCTTGTCCAGGCGCTTCAGCAGCTTCTCGGTCGCCCCGGTCTTGCCGCCCAGCGAATCCCGGTTCAACCGCGCCAGCAGCTCGCCTTCCACAAACGCCCGGGCATTGCGCCGGATCGCCCGCAGTTCCGAATTCGAAAAATAATGCGCCTTCAGCGTCGGCACCGTAATCCCCAGCGCCGCCGCCACTTCCGCGTCGGTCTTGCGCATCGCATACAGCAGCACCGCTTTCGCAAGGTTTTCCGGGCTCGGCGCGTGCTGCGGCCGTCCCTTCATCCCCTTGTTGGCAGGCACAGGTTCACCCAGCAGGTCAAACGGCAGCCACCCCGGCCCATCCTCCTGCCCGAATTTCCCACCCACCAAAAATAAAATCCCTGAATGTGAGGGGCTGCGGTTTCAGGGCTTGGGGGTTTGGGAACTTTTGACCACCCCCCCCTACCCTACAGCCCGAGCCTCGCCCGTTTCGCCTTCGCGGTCTTTCGACCATGACACTTCGCGCACAGCAACATGATGTTGTCTTCATCGAGCAGCGCGCCGCCGTCTCTGATTTCGTTGACGTGATCGCCGATCACATATCCTTCAGCGCCGCAGTCTTCGCACTTGCGCCCGCGCCGCTTGATGATCGAGGCCACCAGCGCCTTCCACGCAGCCGAGAGATAGAACGGCGCGGCCACCTTGGGCGCGCGCCCCACCTTGGGAGGGGCCGCCGCGATCCGCCCCGGCGCTCTGCTAAGGCGCGCCATCAGGCCCCGCCCTTGGCTGCGCACAGGCATCGCCGAACATACCCATTCCTAGGCCCATTTCCCTGCTGAAACGAAGCCCCTTTATTTTGCTGCGGACTGCTGAACCGGCTTGACACGTTAAGCACCCGGATTGCCTTGGGTTTCGACAATTTGGTTGCACCTAACGCACAGATAAGTCTGCCCGGTGCTGCCAAGCCTGACGAACTTGCACCTCGTCCACCGATGCCCAAACAACCGGCACCGCAAGCCTTGAGCCAACCAATCCCTATCACGCCACCTCCCCTTCGCCAATCGCCCACATCGCCAGCCTCACCGCCACACAGCGCAAACAGGCCTCATACCGCATCCGCAGCGCGTCCGTGGTCGCATCGCAGCGCGCCGTGCCCCAGGCCTTGCCATAGAGCCGCGCGCCAATATCCTCCCACTTGAACCCGCCCGGCATCCGCCCGGCCTTGGCCCCCAGCACGGTGATGAACAGCCGCCGGTGCGCCGCCGGCACCGCCTCGGCCAGGCACAGGTCGACCAGCCAGGCCCGCTCCACCTTGGCCACCTCGCGCGGGCCCATCTGGGGGCGCGGCTCGGGCGCATCCTCGCGCTGCTCAATCCCCAGCTCCAGCGCCAGCTCGGCATCGATCACCACCGGCAGCGCATCCTGAACGATATCCGGCCACGATGTCTTGCTGCCCGCCTTCAGAAAGCCCTTCTCCCGGTCCGGCAAGCGCAACAGCAGCCGCAGCGCCTCAACCATCGTCGCCTCAGCCAGCGCGTGCATCGGATCAGCCCGCATTGCGCAGTTCCACTGTCACAGCGCCCAAGGCCTCAATAGTAGCCGGACGCGAAAGGCCGAGCAGATCCATCCAAACCTTCCCCTCATCAATATCATAGGCCACCGCCTCGGCTGCCATCACCTCTGGTGATATTTCGACCCCATCAACCTTGATGACCAGACGGCCACGCAGGTGCGAATACCTCGCATCGTTTAGCGAAGCGAAGCCAGCGCGGCCTCGCGCGCACAATTTCTTCGGCAAATCACTCATCTCACCACCACCCTTCATAAATTTGAATGATAATCCCCTCTTGGGGACAGAGGGACAGACGATGCACCACTACGCGCACAGGCGCGCAGGTGCGCATATATCCAGCAACTGCCGCCCTCTGTCCCCATTGTCCCTGTCTGTCCCTATCCCGCAGAAATCCTCGCCAAATCGCCGGGGACAATGCGGGGACAGAGGGACAGACGCAGGCCCAACAAATCGCCAAATCCGATTTTTCGCCTCAATTCCCGCCGCGCCGCCGATTACAAACCCACCACAGAGAACCTCGTCTGTCCCCAAATGCGCGTCTGTCCCCGCGTCTGTCCCCGCCAGCTGGGTCAAGGTATGCTGGATCAAGGCCCGCTCAATCATAGTCCGGCCAATCCTGATCATCGCCCGCGCCCGGCGCCGCTGACGGGGCCACCAGCCCGGCCCGCGCATCCTCGGCTTCCTCGGCCCGCTCAGCCGCCAGCAGCTCGGCCTCGGTGCGCAGGCGGATGCCCATGCGCCAGATGTTGCCGTTGCTCTTGTGCCGCTCGTGCTGCTTCTCGGCCAACTTCAGCCCAAAGCTCTTAACGGTCATGATCTTTTCTTGACCCGCCGCCTCGCAAAACACCTTGAAATTGGCATAAAGCTCGCTGGCCAGCGTCCGGTCAGCGCGCTCGTTCGAAACGCACCGGTCCAGATACCATTCGTCAAAAGGGTCGGTCGATCGCCGGTATTCGGCCCCCGCCCGCTTCGATGTGCGGCTCTCCGGCACCCGGCCTTCGTTCAGCCAGCGCAGCGCGCCTGCAATCGCCCAGTTCAGGATCCCCGGCCCCTCGGCCAGCAGAGCCGCCTGCAGCACGTGCGGCTGCTCCATCGCCACGCCCATCTTGGCAAACTGGAACGGCCAGGGCACAATCCGCACGCGCCGCCACCAGCCATCGTCACCGGTTTTCACCCGCGGCAGGCCGTTGCATTCAATCAGCAGCTTCCAGTGCGGGTTGAACTCCACCTCGGCCTCGCGCAGCGCGCGCGCGGTCACTTTGTCAAACCCGGTCACTTCCTTGATCTTGCCGGCATCAAACGTCGCCTGCTTGGGCGGTTCGCTGCAGGTCACCATGCGGATATCGCCGCCCAGGCGCGCCAGATCGCTCGAATGGTCGCTGCCGCTGCGCTGCGGCCCTTCCAGAAAGGTCTGCACTTTGGCGCGGCGGTGGTAATCGCCCAGCAACCGGGCAAAGGTGCCCACGGTCATGGTCTTGCCATCGCCGCCCGGCCCCTGAAAGATATAGAACTGCTGATCGCTGATCAGCCCGGTCAGGCAATATCCCAGCAGCACCTGCAGCTGCGCGCGCTGATCCGCATCGGGCTGGATCTGCTCAAGCCGCGCCAGCCAGCGCGGGCACATGGCCTCCGGATCATAGTCCGTCTCGGCCAGGCGGGTGATCATGTCAGCCGGTTCGTGCGCGCTGGGCACCACCTGCCACACCCCTGCCGCATCGGGCTTGAACCGGATCGTCACGTTCTGGCAATTGAAGGCCAGCGGATCGCTGTCAAACAGGTCCGGCATCACTGCCATTTCGCTGGCCGCCTGCGCCAGCATCCCGCGCGTCTGGGCAGAATTGCCGCTCTTGATCGCCCACTTGTGCAGCCCGGCCAGCTTGTCCTTGGCCATTTCGGCGGCGCGCTCCTCGCCCACCGCGTCGACCATGCCCTTGGGCAAGCGGCCCGCACGGATCTGTTCACCCAGCGCCCGCACTTCATCGCGGATCGATCGCGCCACATCATGGGCCAGATGCTCAGCCCGGCGCGCACCATCCTCGATTGACCAGCGCCGCCCGTCATAGCCGATCCAATAGCCGGAATCCTTGCTGGTCCGCACATACAGCAGCAGGCCCTGCGCCCGCGCCTTCAGCCGCTCGGCATTGCCCAGATCGTTCATTTCATACCAGGCAAGCCGTTCCGGGTCCGGCGGAGTAATCATGATCACTTCAGCCGTGTTCATGGCATCCGCCCTTCGGCGGAATCGCCGCCGCCGGTACTCATGTTCGGCCTGCGGCCTCCATGCCGCCCGGCGGGTGCTTCTGCGCTGCCTTTCGCTCTCGGCACGCTCAGCGCCAGCTTGAACTTGCCGCAGCGGTCATCGCGCAGCACGGCTGCAAAGCCTTGCGGCCCCGGCGGGTTGAACCGGCACTGCCCGCCGCGCGATTCGGCAAACGGCGCCTTGAACCAATGGCAATCCTGGCACTGTTCAGCCATCAAACCCTCCCCTTGACCACACTTCGGCTTCACTGATGCCCTTGCTGCGCGCGCTCGGCTTGGCCACTTTGGCCGCAGCCGGCTGAAACAGCCCGGCCAGCTTTTCATCCCCGCTCACCGGGCCAATCCGGTCTGGCCGGGCCTCAAAGCTGGCGCGGTATCGCTGGAACAGCACTTCACCCAGGCGCATTGCCTCGGCCCCGTGCTTGGCCACTTTCTCGATCCAGCGCACCACCTGTTGCAGCGGTTTGGGCTCAAACCCCTCGGCCTTGGCCAGCTTGCGCCGCGCGGCTTCCTCAGCCCGCAGCAGCGCAATTTCGGCGCGCAGATCCAGAATGAACAGCACATGGCCCACCAGCGCGGCGGCCTGCGCCGGATCTTCCAGCCCTTCCAGCTGCTCGGCCAGCATGGCGCTGGCCAGCTCGATCAGATCGGGCCGGGTTTCGGCGATCAAGGCCTCGGCCGCTTCGCCATCCATCCCCAGCGCCGCTTCATAGGTCTGCAGCAGGGCATCGGATTCGGCGCGGTCTTCGGGCTTCATCGCCCGCCGCGCGATCAGCGCGCGAAAGGTCCGCCCGTCATAGCCCACCGCCTTGGCCTCAGCCAAAACATCGCGCAGATCGTCACTGATCCCCCGGCGCTCTTCCAGCAGCCGTTCATACCGTTCGATCAGCAGGCGCAGGCGATTGTCTGTGGTCATGCCGGCACACCTCTATCCAGATCATTGAAATCAGCCCCGGCCGGCGGGCGCGCCACGCCCACGCTGCTGGCCCCGGCGCGCTTCCATGCCGAACCGGCCAGCGCACCGCAAATCTTGGCCCGCTCGGCTCCGGTCACATCGCGCTGCACTGCTGGCGCGCCGGGCCGCTCCTGCACCCAGCGCTGGCGCAGCGGCTTCATATCGGCATCCA